GTAACTTTGTGTATCGATTTGATAAAACGCTTTAAAAAACTTCAAGATTATGACAAACTTAATTATCAACAGAAGAGAACTTGCAATTAAATTAAGTCAACAAGGTGTAAACCTAAATGAAATTTCAAAAAAACTTAGTAGAATGGTTGAAATGTGGGTTAGCAGAAAAGAATGTAAAATTGAAAACGGAATCTTATTTTTAAATAAATAGCTTAACTAACCAAACAGGGCGCAGCATCTTACACTGCAATTTTTTTAACTATTTAAAACTTCAAGACATGACTATTCAAAACTTAAAAATCGGACAATATCTTAAAGATGATAATTTAGTATGTAAAGTAGTAGCTATTTACGATGATAAATTTGAGGTGCAATATATTTCAGGCGCTGTTTTTACTTATAGACAAATAGATTTAGATAATAAAACTTTAGATTCTTACATCGGTTAATTTTAAACATCACAACATCATGACATTTACAGACTATCCAAAAGCCGCAACAGAAGCGGCAAAACGCGCGCTAAAATGGAAAGAGGAAACAGGAAATACAAAAGGCTGTTTGACTTTAGTAGGTTGGGCACGCGCTAACCAATTAGCGAAGGGCGAACCAATCAGTTTAGAAACGGTTAAACGTATGGCGGCATTCATTAGGCATCAGCAACACAAAGACGTTCCATTTAACGAAGGATGTGGCGGCGTTGCCTATTCGGCCTGGGGCGGCGATGCTGGTATTAACTGGGCAATTCGTAAAATAGAATCATTAGAAAACAACAAATAACCATTAACACACTAACACAATGAAAACACTACTTTTTTTATTTCTATTTGGCGCTACAGCTTACACGCAAACCGACACAATGTACTGCATTCAAATACTTAGCACGCGACACCCCGAATACATACGCGCTGAACACTTAGCCATGTGTACATTAGATAACGCATTAGTAGAACAAACAGATAGCCTATACCGCATCATGTTTGCTTACGATACACTTGAAGAAGCTGAAATTATGCTAACCACATGGAAACGCGCACATAAAGATGCATTCATAACAGTTCGTACGCGTGAACAATATTATAATTTAAAATTGTTCTATACCCATGATTAGGCACATACACATTAAAGGCAACAACAAGCGCGATAAAAAAGGTATCTTGCAACAGTTTCTAACCGAAGCGCAACAATATAAACCATTGACGCGTGAACAGGAACGTACCGCGAATCGCGATATGCTAATAAAACACAATATGCTGTTTGCTGCATCGGTTGCGTTTCGTTACGATAACTCGCAATGTGATATCATGGATTTAGTATCTGAGGCTATGATAGGGCTTATTAAAGCTGCCGATACGTTTAACCCGGCATATGAAAATAAGTTTATAAGTTACGCCCTATTTCACATTCAGCGTTACATTAAAGAGTTTTTAGATACTAAGAAAAATTTTGTTAGAATACCGCACAAAATAAACGATATAAGATACAGAATCGGTAAGTATGAAGAAACCGATAGCCAACTATTGGCCGAAAAGCTAAACATACCTGAACACATGATTGTATCAGCTCAAAGCATTGCAGGGTTTGTTAGCTTAGATGATTTAAATGAAGATGGCGATGCAATATACCAGGTTGCATCCGATGAACGCACAGATAAGCATATTTTAAAGCAAGAACTAAAAGAACTTTACAACGAAGTTACCGAATGTTTAACGGACCGTGAGTTGAAGATTTTAGAACTTAGATTCTTTGGTTCATTTCCTAAAGATTTAAGCCAAGTAGCCGAAACATTGAACGTTTGCCGTGAACGTGTTAGGCAAATAGAAAAACAAGCATTTCATAAAATAAGAAGTAAGTATGCAAACGGAATCTAAATGGGTACGCGAACTTATTTTAAGCGGTCAACCTGACAATATAGAATTAGGCTTTATGCTAAATGATTCGTTTAATCTGTTTCCGTTAACGCGTAAGTTTTACCGCAAGAATAAGCGTTTTAAATTTTGGCTACCATCGCGGCATTTTTCAGTATTAGAATCTGAAAACCGTTATTATTCATGGGTTGCCATGCTGAATAACGAACTCAAAACACACCGTTGTTATTTTTGGTTAGACTTCAAAGAACCTAAATTTAAAACGCCGTGGCAAGCATGGCAAAAGCATATAACCAGCGGCGTTAAATGGCCCTATGAACATACATTATTTCATTACCCTTCGCATCCGTATACTTCGATGTTCATGCCCTAATACATCTTACCGTTAGCTAAAAACTTATCGGCCCACACGTTAACCTGTTCTACGTAAAAATCGCCATTGTCAGTAACGTTGACGATGGCGAAACCATTAGCCCACAGTTGGCGCTGAAAACGCGGCATGTAGGTAAAACCTTTGCTTTTTATATCGAATAAACCGCCGATGTTAAACGCGGCTTTGTTACCGGTATGGTAGCATTGAACGCGGTGTGTATGGCCAAACATAACTGAATGCTGTGTTTTATCTAAGTGCGCTTTTGCTGCATGAATAGATGTATAAACACCGTGAACTATATCTAAGTGTTTACCTAATGTGAAATAATCACTTTGCCAATCTGTTTTAACTTCCCAACCGCGTTCATGAAGATATAAGGCTTCAGTTGGGTTTATAAGTGCGCCGCCGTATTTGGCATTATCCTTTTCTTTGATATGCCTAAAGTATCGGTCTTCATGGTTGCCAAATAAAAAATATTTCTTTGCACCTTTGAACGCGCTGTTTAAATCGTCTATACCTTGCAGCCCATCGATATATTCATCCTGTAATGTAAGCCCTGATAAGTTGGCTAATGATTCGGCATTATAAGAACCTAAGGTATATAAATCTAAGTAATCACCAGCTAACACAATGCCGTGCAAGTTTGTACCTAATTCGCTTATTAGCCTTAGTAGCTTTTGCCATAGTATCTGATTATGAAACGGTCGGTGCACATCTGAAACAACTAACCAGCGCTGTAATGTTTTATTCTGATAGCGCTTTTCATTTATAAGGTTTTTCCAATATTCAATTTCATATTCAGAATGTACTTTAATTTTGGGGCGGTAAATCATGGTAGGTTATAGTTTTATATCTTGACAAAACGTGTTAAGTAAGTATCTAAGATTATCTAATAAGTCGGCCTGTCGTTCTTCGCCTTTGCCTTTAATGATTCGTCGGCTATTATCTGATTTGATACGTAAACAGTCCATACGTAAACCCGGGCATTTATCTTCATATATTTGAAAATCAGGGCACATGCTTATAATTGTATTCGTTTGCACGTATGATTCAGCATGTAATGGATTCGCCTTAGGCACTACAAAAAACCGCGCTGGTAGTTGTAGTTCTTCTTGTATTATTTCATAGTAGGTTTTAGAAACGCGCTGCCTACCATCGGAACGGTCACCACTCGCATCACCGGTAATCAATAGCGGGATAGTACAGGGATAAATAGCAGTATCGGACCAACGGCCAATTTTTTTATTTGTTTCGGAAAATACCCATTCCCTAAATGCTTGGCATGTATCGTAGATTGAAGCTTCACCGCGTTCTTCTGAACCTATTTTAAATTCTTTAACTACATGCACGCCATAGCGATAACGTGAACGTGCAGATACATCGGGCGCTAATGTTGTTTTTTTCATCACGGCCGCGGTCATCGGTATTTTGTTAAAGTCAAAACTAACATACAGTTGTTCTGTTTCCCAATGTATTTTTTTAGATGGCTGAAATACTTTTTGCTGAATGCTTTTATCTTTTAGCACGTAAACCCATGCTTCACCGCTGTAATCTACAAATACAGATTTATATTCTTGTTCAAATGTAAGGCGGTCTAAGTCACGGCTTGCATCAGCTACTTCAGCAGGGTCAATGTTTGGGTTGTCGGTTGTTTCCATTCTAAACGTAATCCAACTATCAGAACCGTTTTCACTTTGCGGCAAATCAATATCAGAATAACAGTTACGTTCAACGTTACCAGCCTTAGCGCCGTTACGGCATAGTTCGTACCAATAGTTGTCTTTGCCTGCAGCGGTACCAATAAAAAACGCCTCACCTTTAAAGTCAGTTAAGGTAGGGCGTGCAACTGTTTTCCAATGGTATTCTAATATATGACTTGGTATCTTTTGCGTTTCTTCATATATAACGCGGTGATATTTTCGGCCGCGGCCTTTATCTTTTCGCCCTTCATCGCCGATGGACCAAACCTCTAAAACACCGCCATTAAGAAAGTGAATTATCTTAGATGTTTCATCTTTGTGCGATATGATGCCGCCTTCATTACTTAGCTTATAAGTGTCAACTATCTTAGCCCAGGATTGTGCAAAATCTTTAAAGTCATCAACAAAAATACCTACAAATTTACCTTCAAATACTGCGGGTGAAATCAGCGGTAACGCAACCGATGTTATCAATTCAGTTTTGCCAAATCGCCGCGCACAAACTATGCAATTAAAACGCCGTTTATTATCTAAAATACGCTGTTGCCCTCGGTGCGGTCGGTATAGTGTTATGTCGATGTTACGCGGCACTATTTGTTATCAGGTGGATACTGAATGTTTATGTTTATGTTTTTATCGTCTTCGGTTGTTTCGTGCTTATCCTTCAAACCGTAATTGTTTATAAGCATGAATTTTGCAACGCCTGAATCATAGGTTCTATCTAAACCGCCCTCAACTTTATTAGCTAAAATCTTTTGGCGGGCACGCTCAATAATGTCAAAGTAGGCCTCTTTTTCATTGTAATTCAATAAAGTCTGTCTATTAGTATCTAAGAATACAGCAAGCCCTTCAACCGTATAAGGTCGTGGCCATTGTTCAACAACTTCATGAATACCATCTTTAGTTGCTAAATGTTTTATTCGCGTTCTTGAATCACAATAATTAAAATATGCTTCAATTCTTTTTTCTAATTCTTCAGGCGTTTTAAGTTTTAAAGGTCTACCTATTTGCTTCATATTTTCGTTTTAAGCAACTTTTAATAAGTTTTGATACATACACACCACTTTAATATAAAAATGTCTTAAAATGCCGTTTAAATTCGTTTTAAGCCTATATCTATATT